AATATTAATTATAAAATTTCGTTTATTGATTTTAGAAAATCAACACTGTTATGAGTGCTCTCTATCTGAGTGGACTTGTCCGGCTCTTGCGGCTCGTTTATTACATTGATTAATTCTCTTAAGTAATTTATTTGCTCTTCTAATTCTGCTAATTGATTTACATCAGTGCTTAGCGTTGGTGTTGCATAATTGCTCCCTAAAGGGACAGCACTACCTTCGACCACTTTTGCTTCTTTGACTGCCCAAAAATATCCATTCTCATCTGCCACATCTTTGTTTACAATCTCAGAATAATATTTATTCCAGGTTGTAAATTCTTTTGTTTCGTCCTCATCGTTAATAGCAAGTTCTAGTTTCACATAATGCATACCAACGGAATGGTTTTTCACAAAACCGCTCGCATACTGACCAAACATAAACGGGTTTCTATCCCTCTTTACAATGCTTTCAAATACTAACGCCTGGGTTTCACCTTTGAAATCAAATCCTAGCTCATTCCAATTGTAAGTTTTTGCGTAAGACTTCAGGTCTTCACCTTCTGAAATGATTTTATCAAATGACATGTCATGCTCTTGAAGATGCATGATCATTTTATTTTCTTGCAGGCTCTTTGTCCAGATGCCAGGTAAATGAACATCCTTATGACTGTCCATTATATTTGTGGTGTTAATAATAACAATGACTTTTAGCTCATCTTTGCCATTAATGTCTATAGGAACATTTGCTTTGTCGGTGATAGGATATACACATGTTATTGCATCAGCTTTTTTAAGCTCCGCTTTCTTTTGCGCAATAAGAATGTCCTTATTCTCAATTAGAAACTTAAATAGTTCCTTTTTCGTCTGGAATTCCGGTATTTGTGTTTTCATTTTGTTGTGTGTTTTGTGTGTTTGGCGTGCCTAATATACGTCTCGCTGTGTCTTCTGTAAACCCATATATTTCCACCATCGTCGCCAATGCGGCATCAAAATCAGTAATCCCTTGCGATACGCTTGCCTGAATTGCTAATATTCCTTGAACTCCACCTACTGTACCCCTAAGATTCGCTTGTGCTTCTAATTGCTCTTGTGGAATACCACCGACATTTGTCGTTTCATCTTGAATAATTGGAGCTGATAACATACCACCTATCATTTCATCTGAGAAATCCAATATATTAGATAGTATACTCGACCCGCCTGCAAATGTCAATGTCCCGTTTATGATAGCTGATTGCACTTGCAATATGGTATCTACTGTTATCTTATCCTTCTCCGCCTCTATCTTAGCGTCTGCCTGTAATACAGGTACATGCGAAAAGTCAGGCTTAAGTATCAAATTTTTTTCTGGTAACCCTAAGAAACTAGACAACTCAGAAACAAAAGCGTTAGCCTCTGGTATGATATTATCTTGATATAGTGATTTTTTTAACTCTTTTACATTACTGAATGTGGCACCTTGTAGATAATTTAATAGGAGTATTGGAAAATTTAATGTATTACAAATTGCAATCATACTGTTCTGGATACCCTCAAACAACATAAGTTCCCTGATTGGCAAACTCATAGGTTGCCATGTCAACTCTACATTTGAGATTATATATTGCCACTGCTCTTCCCCGAGCCCGTACATTTGGAATTGTTCCTGTAATGCTGTCTTTTGGTCATTAGTCATTGTAACTGCTCCAACAGCATCCTTATTATTCTTTGGTGTCAATATCCCTAATGCACCCCTCTTATTGAGTATAACATTCTGGGCTTCGTATGCTTTTTGAATGTTACTTATAGGTTCAGATAGTGTACTAAGAGGGCTTCTGCCTTCTAATAATTCAACGTATAAATTAGTTTTTTCCTCACTCAAATAAAGATTTGGCTCCCTTTGGTGCATTATTTCTTCGGGTTTCCAATTAACCATTTGTCTGGGTTCGGCTCTTGTAAATAAGCTATAACCTCTTATAAAATCTTCTTTATTTTCTGCTATGTAATATGAATTAATATTCCTATTGACAGGAACCGGGTAAACATATTGAGAAGGCAATACCCAAAGGTTTGCATCTTTGATATTAAACCCGGTTGGTACATATTTGAAAATATACGCGTTGCCAAACACTTTCTTATTCACATAATAGTTTGTTAGAAAGTCTTTCCAATTGTTTAATGGGTTCGGGGCTGATAACTTTTGCAGAATGTCATGTGAAAATATTTCTTTTAGTGTTTCTCCGCTTTTATCAGTTGAGAACAGCCTTAACTTCATGTTTGAAAATGCGGATGCGGAGTACATTATTGGAGAGTAAACTTCTGAGACAGTGCTGAATACTTTAGCTAATTGTTCCCTTGTTTTTATCTCTATGTAGCTGGTTCCGATCTTGCCCAATGCCTCAATGATGGGGAGATTAGGAACAACAACCTGCTTTGTAACAGAAATTTCTTTCTTTTTATTCCAAAAAGCCATAAATTATACGTATATTTGCAAATATAAGGTATACGTATATCATATTTAGTGTTGACTTTTCACGACAATGAAGAAAAATACAAACTACAATTTATCTGGAATAGCCCCGGAATTTGTCTGGTCTAACCTCACTTACTACCAACAATCAACAATCCAACTCAAATATAAAGTAACCAGCTTGGTTGACAGTCGCCCTGTTGGTGTATCGAAGGAGGAAATGTTTGTTAAGGTAAGTGAACAAATTAATTTATCCTGGGATAGGATAAGGGATATTTATTACACTACTAAGAAATAGATTATGAACTTAAACAATGTATTATTTAGTTGGATTAAATTCTTGCTAATCAGGAGAGCTTATAAGGGTTATTGTGAATATTGCTTACGAGGTAGTGATATTAAACATGAGTCACTATCTATTGATGAGTTTAAAAAATTCGAACGTTGGAAGATTATAATTAACTTTAATATTTACTATTCATATTTCAAAGGTGAATTGTTTACTAAGAAAAGAAATTTGCTATATTATGCACTATTTAAGTTTTAACCCATACCCAAATAGCAACGTAATAAGTCTCAATATTTACGGGGTTAGACAAAATGTTTTATTGATAATCAAATAGTTAACTTTTTAAATATATAACGTTATGATAGGAATAATAGCAAATGATATAGCAAATAAGCTAGCCAGTACTTATCCGCCTAATTTTGAATCATCACAAGACATTGGGGATTTAGGGAATGAAATAGGTATTGTTATCGCAAAGTACCTGAGTAACGAATCAGGTAATGAACTTTGGGATTTTATTGCAGGTATTGAACATGGTGTATCATTAGAAGATGGTACGCATGGATAGATAACTTATATCTTTTGGTTAAACCTTCTGTACTGCATATTCGCAAGCGCCAATGAAATAACATCGTCATCATGATACCCCTCATGTGCTTTATAAACTATCTGCCTTTTTTCGGGTGAATAATCAAATGTGAACATACTCATCTGCTCATGTAATGATGGGCATAACTCTTTCGAAGGCAGTTTTAAATCACCTACATTGCAGCTTGCTATTAGGTTACTTATTATCATTTGTTTGCTTTGGTTGGTTGTTACAAATGGCTGTATCTGTTCGTATTGGTTCTTAACCAGGTCGTAAACCGGATCCCCTACCCCGTTAACCTCAATAAGCGAATAAGGATTATATCTCTTAAGGTCACTTATTATTCCGTCTATTATGATTTGCCAGTTCAGTTGTCTCATGCGAAGCATATTAACAACCTTATGATTTTTGTCTATCGTAGTTGAGACAGTCCAGTCCTTTTGCTTTGCTATATCATTCCCGTTGTAGTATTCCATTGTAGGAATAGGTTCCGACCATTCATTTAGTATACATAGTCTTCCATAGTCTCCGAATACAGTAGCACCGCCTCCTATGAATTCACCTAAGTACTCCTGCCTAAAGATAGCATCAGGCAGTGTGTTTTTAGCATCTTCTATTTCTTCTGGGTTGTGATATGGGTTTTCGGTATAATCCATTTTACCGTACTTGTAATTCGGGAAATCGTCCGATAAACCTCGAAGATGGAATTTGTAAAACTCGTTAAGCCCTTTAGGAGTTGATATTTTAAAGACCATCTTGCCCTCTACTAATAACATCGGTCTAAGGATTTCGTTAAACACATCGTCCTTATAAAACCCGAATTCATCACATATCATGTAATTACAGTTTTCCCCCCTGATATTGTCTGGCTTGTCTACACCAAAGAATTGCACCTGAGTACCATTTTTGGTTATTAATATGCGTTCTGTTTTGTTATAGTATTTAAGTATCGGAGCCCACGCTGATTCTAGTTCCTTGTAGACTTTCCTTGCTTGTGGTATAGTTGGGGATGTCCATATAATCTTGCAATTCTTAGTGTAATATTTAGGATGCAGCACTAATCGTTCGTACTCTTTGAAATTAAATGATAAGTAGTTAACTAGCTCACGGCCAAGTATTGATTTTCCTGATTGTCGAGGGGCGTTAATTATGTTATACCTAACAGGATTTGTTAGTATTTCTTTTAATAACCTCTTTTGTCCGGGGTGTGGAGATATGCTTGATTTAACTATCGTCATCAATAAAGTCTTCAGTGCTTAATCCTATGCCGCCAAATTCGAATACTATAGGCTTTTCGGTTTCTATTTCTACGTTTACACTTGTTTGAGGCTTCCCATCAATATATCCTAATAACATTTCAATAGCCTTAATACTGGTATTCCCTGAACTCATTGCATGGCTTAATAATTTTTGCATTAATAAGATTTGAGTAGGGACTTTGATAACTACTTCGATACCTTCTTTGAAGTCAACAACTTGATCCCATTTTATTTTTATCTTGCCGTCTAATTCAAGTAGTTCAACTAATTGTTTTTTTAATGAAACTGGCGCACCTTTCTTATTAATGTTTTGCGGATTTTTTTGAAACCCGTTTGTATTGTCACTTCCTTTTATGTTCTTATTCCCTCCTGGCATCTCGTTTGTTTCTCGTTTGTTTTTTTAAAAGCAAGGCGGCTTTTGACCGCCCTGCCCAAATCAAAATAATTGATTTGTCAGCATCTTACTATTTTTTAATGCAAGATAATCCTGATTAGTCTCATTATCAGACAAATACAAATTGCTGCTTTTATATTTTAATAAATCGTTTTTTATATAGAATTCTTGTTTGTAGGTTCTACATATCTCAACAGCCCTATTTAAGAAATCTGTCCAATTAATTTGTTTATCTAATCCTTTGTAATTATTCAGTTTGCCTATTTTGGATAATTTCATCACTATACTGCTTTTGGTATATCTTCATTAGTGGCTTCCATTGGTTCGAACTCATCAGTGAAAAGTATTCCCATATTGAAAGTAATTTCTTCAATGATAATTATTGTTCCATCTTTCGTTTCTATCTTAATCATCACTTATCTAATTAGCTCCCATTCTTTTCTGCTTCTTTCCTTTAACTTTTCAATCTCTCTTTGATAAAAAAGATGAGGATTATGTCTTAATAACCATGTATGTGGATTGGCGCTATCTGCAATCCCTATCCATCCCTCTTCAATAAAGTCTTTATTTTTCATACTTACTTATTAGCCCCACAA